ATATTACTTCAAAAGATCCAAGATTACAAGGCATATAAAGTATTGACTTTGTGAATTGAATCAAGTATAATATATAATTAAATAATATGAGGAATATAATATGAAACAAGGTGATAAACTACCACAAGTAAATTTTAGAGTAAGGTCACTAGGTGAGTGGCAAGATACAAATACAGATACTTATTTTAAAGATAAAAAAGTAATCTTATTTTCACTACCTGGTGCCTTTACTCCAACATGCTCAAATCAACAACTACCTGGCTTTGAAAAACTTGCTAATGTTTTTAAAGAACATGGCATTGAAGAAATTTATTGTATGTCAGTAAATGATTCGTTTGTTATGAATGCTTGGGCAGATAAACAAAAATTAGAAAATGTAAAAGTCATACCAGACGGTAATGGTGAGTTTACAGAAAAAGTTGGAATGTTATGCTCTAAAAGAGATAAATGTTTCGGTGACAGGTCTTGGAGATATGCTGCAATCATCAACGATGGTGTAGTAGTAAAAGTTTTTGAAGAACCTGGTAAAGCAGATGACTTGTCTGAAGATCCATATGGTGAAAGTTCACCTGAAAATGTTTTAAAATTTTTACAAGCAACTACTAATGGTAACAGAATATAGGTCATTGACTTACCTATATGTTTGTGATATAATTAAATTATGAAATACAATGAAGATAAAATCCTAAAAGAAATATCAGACTATATTAAATCAACATATGGCCAACATTACTCATCAGGTAAAGATGGTTTTCAAGTACAAGATTTATTTAAAACTTTAGGTATTGGAAAAGATTTTTGCCAGGCAAACGCAATTAAATATTTGTGTAGATATGGTAAGAAGAATGGACACAATCGTGCTGACTTGTTAAAATCGGTACACTATGTTATACTATTATTAAATTATGATAAGGAGATGAAATGAAAATAAGTGATAATACAATTAGTATTTTGAGAAATTTCTCGGATATTAATGCTAACATTTTATTTAAGCCAGGTAAGAGTTTAAATACAATGTCAACAATGAAAAACATCATGGCAAAAGCAGATGTTGAGGAAGAGTTTGAAACAGAATTTGGTGTATATGATTTACCTGAATTTTTAAGAGCAATTGATTCTTTTAAACAACCAATTTTAAAGTTTAATGGTTCTGCTAATCTCAAAATCGAAGATGAAAAATCTACACTATCAGCAAGATATGCTTTTGCTGATAAATCAACTTTGGTTACACCAACTAAAGAAATTAAAATGCCAGACCAAACAGTTTCATTTACATTAAAAAATGAAGATTATGAATCTGTTAAAAAGTTATATACTAATTTAAGTCTACCTGATATTGCATTTAAAGGTGAAGGCGGTAAAATTAAATTAGTTGCTTTAGATAAAAAGAATAGTAACTCAAATGAATCATCAGTTACAGTAGGTGACACAGATTTAGAGTTTACTGCATATGTTAAGGCTGAGAATATGAAAATTATTCCTGGTGATTATGATGTTGCATTATCAAAAGCAAAGATTGCCCACTTCATAAACAAAAAGGTTAAAGTACAATATTGGATTGCTTTAGAAGCAGACTCAACATTTTAAGGAGGTCTAAATGTCAGATTTCCTTTGGGTTGAAAAATACCGTCCAAGAAAAATTGACGATTGTATTTTAACTGAAGATTTAAAAAATACATTTTCAAAGTTTCTTAAACAAAAAGAAATACCTAATCTATTATTATCAGGTACTGCTGGCACAGGTAAGACTACTGTTGCTCGTGCCTTGTGTGAAGAATTGGGTTGTGATTATATTATTATCAATGGTTCTGATGAAGGCAGACACATTGATACTTTAAGAACCACAATTAAAAACTTTGCGTCTACCGTGTCGCTAGACGAAGGTGCAAATCATAAAGTTGTAATTATTGATGAGGCAGATTATATGAATGCCGATTCTGTTCAACCTGCATTGAGAAACTTTATGGAATCATTTCATAAAAATTGTAGATTTATATTTACTTGTAATTTTAAAAACAAAATAATACCTGCCTTACATAGTCGTTGTACTGTAATTGATTTTCGTATTACAAATGGTCAAAAAGTCAAAACTGCTACTGCATTTTTAGAAAGACTAGGTGAAATACTTAAAACAGAAAATATAGAGTTTGATAAAAAAGTTTTGGCTGAGTTAATACAAAGACATTATCCAGACTTTAGAAGAACAATCAATGAATTACAAAGATATTCTGTAAGAGGTAAGATTGATAGTGGTATACTAGTTTCATTATCCGAAATTAATAACAAAGAGTTAATAAAGTTATTAAAAGAAAAAAGATTTGGTGATATGAGAAAATGGGTTATTCAAAACCTTGATAAAGATCCATCATCATTGTTTAGTAGTATTTACGATATTCTATACAAACATCTTCAACCACAATCTGTGCCCGCGGCCGTACTAACAATCGCCGATTATCAATATAAATCAGCCTTTGTGGCAGACCATGAGATAAATATGGTTGCGTGCCTGACACAAATCATGGCAGAATGTAAATTTAAGTAGAGGACGAAATGGCAAGAAGAACACTTTTTAGAACTTTGATAGTGAAGTTGAGAATGTGGTATGCTGATATAAGAGGTCATCACGGTAAGAGATGGGATTATGAACCAGGCGATTACTATATGGGTTCTCATAAAGGACATAACAAACACGGAAAAAAACATTAATAAATGCCGCTTTAGCTCAGTTGGTAGAGCAACTGATTTGTAATCAGTAGGTCCGCGGTTCAAGTCCGTGAAGCGGCACCAGAAAGTATATTATGATTGAATATAAATTGAGTGATTATCTAAATGCAATTAACTGGACAAAAGTTAATTTGCTTGATGGTGACGATTTGACCTGGGAAAAAAAATATCCACCGTATATAATTAACCGTTGTCTATCACAACATGTGGACACTATAATGATGGCAAACGAGATGAATTTTCATCATAGCCTCACCAAACGTCTTCAATTTCATTTTCTACTAAATAGTATAAGAAAAAGAAAACGATTTGGAGGCAAGTGGACAACCACTGCAAAATCGAAGAGCTTAGAGTATGTAAAAGAATATTATGGTTATAGCAACGAAAAAGCAAAAGTAGCACTTGACATACTAGATAAAAAACAATTAGACTTTATCAAAGAGAAGTTAGATAAAGGTGGGAGAAAAAAATGAGTGAAGAAAGTTTTAATTGGTCACCTGAGCATATGTTAGAGGTTACACTCAAACAGCCAGATGATTTTTTGAAGATTAGGGAAACTTTGTCCCGAATAGGTGTTGCAAGTCGTAAAGATAAAACGTTGTTTCAATCTTGTCACATACTACACAAACAAGGAAAATATTACATAGTACATTTTAAAGAGTTGTTTGCCTTAGATGGTAAGAAAGCAACTTTAGTTGAAAATGATGTACAAAGAAGAAACACAATATCAGTTTTATTACAAGATTGGAATTTATTGACAATTGTAAATCCAAAGGCTGCTGAAAACAAAGCACCTTTATCACAAATTAAGATAATTGCTTTTAAAGAAAAAAATGAATGGACTTTACAAGCAAAATATAATATTGGCAAAAAACAAACTACTGAAGAATCAAAAACTGAATAGGAGTATATTATGATTAAATTATATAGACTCACCACAGGTGAGGATGTGATTGGTACGCCAGTTGATGAAGATACAACTGAATTACATCAAGCAATTAAAAGACCTTTTGTATTAATTCCAATGCAAGGTCAACCAGGTAAACCTATGCAAATTGGGTTTCATCCTTACATACCTTACACAAAAGACGAAGTAATAAAAATTAAAAAGGCAAACATAGTTACGGAAACAAATCCAGATAACAATATGAAAAGTGCCTATGAGCAAAATACAGGCTCATTATTAACACCTAAAAAATCAATAATAACATAACATTGACTTTTTAAAGTCTTTGTGTTATAATATTATATGAATTTGGCGAGTACTTTTTACACAAACGTTGTTGAGCATAAAGGTAAACTACTCATCCGAGGTGTCAATAACGGTCAATCATACCTAAGTAGAATCAACTATAGTCCTAATCTTTATTTACCCACAAACGAAGAATCAAAATACAAAACACTAGACGGCATAAATCTTAAATCAAAAAGATTTGATTCGATTGTAAAAGCTAAAAATTTCTATAACGAATATAACGGCATACCTGAATATAAAATCTATGGTATGAATAGATATAATTATCAGTACATCGCTGACGAATATAAGGGCGAAATGCGATGGAACAAAAACTATATAAAGATATTCACACTTGATATAGAAACCGAGTGTGAGAACGGCTTTCCCGATCCTGATACTGCAAAAGAAACAGTTATCTGTATTACAATAAAAAATCACAGCAACAAACAAATATTGACGTGGGGTACAGGCGAGTTTATTTCTAAAAAATCCAATGTAACTTATATAAAATGTCAAAATGAAAAACATCTATTACTAGAGTTTCTTAAATTCTGGTGTAAAAATCATCCTGATATTGTTACTGGTTGGAATGTAAAATTTTTTGATATACCATATCTTATGAATCGAATGAGATTTATATTTGATAATGATACAATCAATAAAATGTCGCCGTGGAATTATGTTAATGCTGATAGAGTACAAATGGGAAATAAAAACTCACAGTTTTGGAATATACTTGGCGTTTCAGTATTAGATTATTTTGATTTGTACAGAAAATTTACTTATGTAAGGCAAGAGTCTTATAAGCTAGATTATATTGCTAAGGTAGAACTAGGCGAACAAAAGTTGGATAATCCTTATGAAACATTTAAAGATTTTTATACCAAAGATTATCAAAGATTTGTTGAATATAATATCCAAGATGTTGAGTTAGTTGACAGACTAGAGGACAAAATGAAATTGATTGAACTATGTTTAACCATGGCTTATGATTATAAAGTAAATTATACAGATGTATATTCACAAGTACGTTGCTGGGATACTTTAATCTACAATCATCTACTAGAAAAAAATATTATTATACCACCAAGGGAAGATCAAATAAAAGATTCACAATACGAAGGTGCATATGTAAAAGATCCACAACTAGGTTTACATAACTGGATTGTTTCGTTTGATTTAAACAGTTTGTATCCACATTTAATTATGCAATACAATATTAGTCCTGAAACGTTTGTAGGTACAGAACCTAAAGCAGTAGGTGTAGAAAACTTTTTAGATGAAAGATTAAATCTCAAATGGGCAAAAGATCGTAACGTGACTATTGCACCAAACGGCGCTATGTTTAAAAGAGATAAACAAGGTTTCTTACCTGAACTTATGGAGAAGATGTATACCGAACGTGTAGTATATAAGAAAAAGGCAATTGAAGCCAAGAAAGAATATCAAAAGACAAAAGACCCAATCTATTTAAACGAGATTTCTCGTTGCCACAATATACAGATGGCAAAAAAGATTGCACTTAACTCAGCTTATGGTGCAATTGGTAATCAATATTTTAGGTACTTTGATGTAAAACAGGCAGAAGCAATTACACTTGGTGGTCAACTATCTATTCGTTGGGTTGAAAGAGATGTCAATAGATTTATGAACAAGATTTTAAACACCAATAATATAAATTATGTTGTTGCGTCAGATACAGATTCAATTTATTTAAGATTAGACAAACTTGTAGAGAAGGTTTGTAAAGATAAAACAATAAATCAAATAGTGGATTTTATTGACAAGGCAGCTGAAGATAAGATACAAAAAGTAATTGATGATAGTTTTCAAAATCTTACTAATTACGTAAATGCTTATCAACAAAAAATGATTATGAAACGTGAAGCAATTGCTAATAAAGGTATATGGGTTGCTAAAAAAAGATATATGATGAATGTATTTGATGAAGAAGGTATCAGATTTGATATACCTAAACTAAAGATTATGGGTGTTGAAGCAGTCAAATCATCTACACCTGAAGTCTGTAGAGGTAAGATTAAGGATGCTATTCGTGTGATTATGAATAACAGCGAAGAAGACCTAATTAAGTTTGTAAGTGATTTTAAAGAAGTATTTAAAACACTATCACCTGAAGAAGTTGCCTTTCCTAGGTCTTGTAATAATTTAGATAAGTACACAAACTCATCACAGATTTATAACAAAGGAACACCTATTCACGTAAAAGGTTCTTTGATATATAATTACAATATACATAGACACAAACTTGAAAGAAAATATCCCTTAATTAAAAATGGTGATAAAATTAAATTTTTAATGTTAAAACAACCAAATACAGTTAAAGATACAGTTATTTCTTTTGCTACAAAAATACCACAAGAATTTGAATTACACAAATATGTTGATTATGATATGCAATTTGAAAAAACATTTACTGATCCTTTAAGATTTATTTTAGAATCTATTGGTTGGAAACTTGAAAAGGAAGCTAGTTTGGAGGCATTCTTCGGGTGAAAATATTGATATTTGGATTACCAGGTTCAGGTAAAACAACACTAGCAAAATTGCTAGTACCCATGTTTAATGCTGTATGGCTCAATGCAGATAAAGTAAGAGAAGAAGCAAACGATTGGGATTTCACCATAGAAGGTAGAGATAGACAAGCAAACAGAATGAGATTGCTTGCTTATCAAGCAACTAGTGAAAATAGAAACGTAATTGCTGACTTTGTTTGTCCTACAAAATGGAATAGAAAAGAATTTGATGCTGATTATACAATATGGATGA